TGTCGCCTGGGTTACTTTGTAGATAATGCTGTTTATGCCTGTTGTTCCTTGGACGCCCGTGATGAGGACATACTGATTATTGACAAGGTTGTGATCTGGTGCTGTAATTATGCGTGTTGCGGTGGTGATATCGCTAATAGGAATACTGGGAACATTCTGGCCGTTTAACTGAAGTTGGGAGAAGACAAACACAAATCCACGTTGATTCCCAGCGATGACATCAGGATATCTTCCTTGTAGAACCGCTGAATTCCAAGCTGTATTCTTTGATTCCCATGAAACAGGAAGTTGAGACCAATTTACATCCGAAAACTTCTGCCAATATCCAAAACAGGTAAAACAGTCATCAAATTCTGCCCATGAGCCATCTAAATAATTATAAACAAGAACTTGGTTCGGAAAGGTCAAATCATAGGTAACAGCTTCTCCATCTTCATCTACACGAATAGGATAAGCCCAATAGACGAGCTGAGCGTTATAATCTCTAACACCAGAGACCCTTTTTACGCCGCTGTTGATATTTTGAATCTGAAAAACTTCATCTGGTATCTTTTGATCTATGCGAAGCACATTGACTGAATCACAAGAAATGATGCCGTAGTTTCCAACCCCAAAAACCCCTCGATCAAAAGGAACTATACTGAATGTGGATTCTGAACCAAGTTCTGTGTTAATCTTTTGCCAGATGAAGGGAAGTGTTTCGTTGTTGGTATAGACAAGTTGCCAAGTAGATCGCTCGAAATATACTACCAAGGTATCTTTGATGAATTCAGCAGAGACAATAACCTCTTGAGTAGGAGCATCGATAAAGCCTCCTTTGCCAACTACATCACTTCTCCAAGCATCTGCTTGTGCAGACAATCCATCAGGAAAAGTTCCATAAAAAGGAGTGCCATTTTGAGACCATCTCACACGCTGAGCAAATCTCGTGGTACCGGCTAAATTCGCCCCTTCCAATGTATTCAATACAAGAACACGATCTTTATAGGTAAGAATGATCAAACCACCCGTTAAATAGGTGGGAGATGCGGTTAGCTGGGGATTGAAGTTTACCCATCCAGTATTTGTTCCAACTGTTCCATACCAACGAATTCCATCCCTTTCAGCCACAGGACTTGCATCTTGAATTGCATGATACCCAGCGATATTATTTGTAGCCCAAAAAGCAGAGCGGTAATTCATAGACCAAAATTGATCTGAATCTGTTCCTGTCCATATGAATGAATTGGCAAGAGTCGTAAAAAAGTTCTGACCAATAAAATCATTGCTTGCTACATCGAAAAGATAAGAATATCTCGTATCAAAAGCCAATAATTTTTCATCATTTAAAGAAACCTGCTCCAGCACTCTTAATCCCATCACTGGAAGTCCAGGAACATAAAGAACTGGAGTTGCAGCAATTACTGGATGTGAAATGCTTAAAGCTCCTGTTGTACGATTTAATGTTCCGGAATACAAAGGATCAGTACTGAGAAGAGTAACAGGACTTGCTCCTCCTGGATCAGTTAAAATGACACTTCCTATTCTAAAACTATCCACTCCAGTAGGAATAATGAAACCACCAGTTCCATCAAGTAGAGTAGCAGTAAAAGGAGAGGCTCCAGTGTTCCCCAACGAAAACTTCAAACGTCCATCTGTTCCAACAGCTGTGAAACATGAACGCTTTTCAATTCTTCCACGAAATAGATAGGCATTCTCAAGTATAGGAAACGAGTCGTTATCTATCAGAAAAGATTCGACATCTCTTCTAACACCATCTCGAATGTTTACAATGGCAAATGATTCAGCCATTATGCGAGAACCCCAAAGAAGACCAAATCACAGGTAACAGGATCTCTAAAGGTGTTGGTTTGATCTTGAAGTGAAAATGCAAATGACCCAACATTTTTAGTCTCTTGAGAAACTTTAATCGCAAAACCATTAACTGATTGCATATTAGGTGAAACTATTGCAATATAGTTTGTATTTAGAAAGTTTCGTGTAAAACTTACTGTAAAAACACCCTGAGCATTTCTCAATGTCGATGCAACATTAAAACTCCCAGCTGTTAGAGTTCCTGCATTGTTAAAGGTGCAATAAGCCGCTGCTGTTACTCCACCTCCGGTTAATTGACTTACTCCATTTCCAGCTGTACCATGTTGATAAAAAAGCTCTACACCAGAACCTGATGTTTTGCTATAAACAGTAGACAAGTTTCCAACTTGATCTTGATCAACTATGGGGGCAATAAGCGTGACTTTCTTATGTTGTCCTTGATTAGCCACAGTCGAAAAAGCCGTATGATCTATCGCAAAGGCCGTATCGGCTTGAGAAAAGTTTGTCTGGATTTGACTCTGGGAAGAAGAGATCAGGTCTGTAGCACCTGGAATTGCAGGGTTGTAGGTCATGACTACCTCAAATAAAGTTTATATATTTTCTTCATCCTAACATTTTGGTAGAATAGGCGCAAAAGGAGAAAAAAATGCAAACAGACTTGGGCCTTGTTATAGCAATCGTAGGAAGTTCAGTTGCTATTGTTGGAGTTGTAGTTGGAATGTTTTTATGGGTAAGAGGAGAGGCTAGTAACGACCGTCGTCAAATGCAAGACATCCAAAGAGATGACAGAAAAGATTTGCTTCAAATTAGTAGAAATATTGAAAACGCTATTCAAGCCATACAAAACGAGATGAAAGAGTTTCATTATCAACTTTTAGAAATCAAAAAAACCCACTAGGAATTTCATGAACGATTACCAATTCACGACGATTGTTTTAATTCTGATTTTTGGATTCATCTGGACGAACAGACAAATAGGCCTTTTGAAAAACAGAGCGATTGTTCTAGAGACAAGACTTACAGTGATAGAGACCATTCTTCAGATGTTAGGAGTAAGCCCTAAGAATCCTAAACAACCCTTTGATCGTTAGATAGTTCCGAAGTTGTTTCCAAATGGATATTGGTTCAAGCCCGACTGTTCCGTGTAGATGGTCGAAGTTCTTTCACTGGTCTGCTGAACGATCGTCCTACGTTGAATCAAGTTCATCTGTTCTTCCATGAGCGGTCTAAACTTTTGAAGATTTTCAAAATCTCCATTATCAGCAAAAATCTTATCAGCGGCTCCATAAGCCAAAAGTTGCCACCATTCATTAAGTTGTGGTGTTGCTGTTGTGTTGGTTGCTAAGAAAGCAGCAGGATATTTATATGCCTCAAATGATACCGTGTACGCCTGATCAGGAACTGGATAGAGCATGAACTGATCTTGAAAGAACACAACGGATTGAGGACGATTGGCTACATATGGTATGTATTGAACGTTAATGGCGTTTCCCGTTGGAATAACCGCCGAAAAGTTCGTAATCGTGATTGCTCCAGTGATATAATTTATTGTTCCTCTAGCATTAGCAGGAAGAGTCGAGGTGTCTGCTGGATCAAAAAGATTTCCTTGACCATCATCAACCAAGGTAATAGAAGGTGGAATTCCAGAAATAGAATTTGGAGTGCCAAGTCCTGATACTACAACGTTCCAATTTAGAAACTTTGCGGCGATATCTGTGGCCAGCGAACTTGAATATGCGCCTGGAGGATTTGGTTTAAATCCTGGAATGATAGGAAGATTTGTCAAAAATTGCCCTGTATAGGTTCCCCCACTTCCGTTCGTTCCGTCTCCGGTATAGACTTGAGTCTGCATGAAGTTAAGTTCAGGATTTATCCGGAAAAAGTTTTGGCGAGATTGCGTCATGTAGGATTGATAACCAGCGATGATCACAGGAGGCATGGCGGTTAAATACAAATCCGTCGGAAAGTCATACACTGGGATATTTGCTGTCGTAGTGAACTCATAGTTAACACGAAGAGATTCTAATCTCAAATGCTCAGGAAGATCGTAAATGTAAAACGTATTGATGTAGTCGACGATTTCAGCATCTGTGATCTGACTTTGAGAAGGTCGGGCTGTTACCTTCCTGACTTTCGTGATAATGGCTTGTAAAGTGTTAGGTATAGTCATTTTTTTAGCCTCCGATTGGGGTTAGGGTGTTTTTTTCAACATTTATTAAGGTTAAAGCGACTTCGCCAACTGGAATGACCTGTGGAGACTGTAATGAGCTGGAAATGGTGAAAGAATCGAAATTCGACGTATTTTCGTTAATTGAAAAAGTGTTTACGCTTAAAACGGTGATCTGATAAGGATTTTGACTGAGTTGTTCCATTCCAAAGCTGACAGGAAAGACAAATCTGACGAATAGGCCGTCATGATATCCATGATTATCAACTGTAGTGATAACCGCTGGATTCGCATTTGTAATTCCTGCAACTATTTGCCTAGTAGGAGTCCAAGTCGAAATCGTCAAAGATTCACTCCACTAAACTCCATGGATTGGAATCCATAGCGCTTAACTCTTTTTGTCACTTGAAACATAGGTACAGGAATATTGGTAGCTTCTCCATTACCCACAACCCCAAGTTCAGACGGAGCAAGTTGCCCGTTGTTTGATCTGAATCCATGGATAGGATAAGAACACGTTCCAATGTTTTGATTTCTTTTATTTTCATCACCCATGAGACCCGCTGATATATCGATACCATTTAGATGGCGAGCGACATAAAGAGGAATTTCATAAATAAGACCATCTGACATTGATTTGACAAATGGTTGGATTCCAGGGTACTTTCTCACTGTAATGGTTACAGTAGCACCTGGTGATTCAAAGCATTGGAATATGCCCTTAACAAGGCGGGTTTCTTCTTTAATAAGTTCTTGAATTTTCTCTTTAGCCAAGTCTTTGACTGACTTAGAGACATGCAACGGTTTATCAGCTAGTTGAGTGATAGACTCTGCAAGATTTGGTTTCTTTGTTGTTGTTGTCATTATCTTCCTATAAAAATAGCCCCTCCGAAGAGGGGCATTTGGTTTAAATGCTGGTACCTTTACGGGCAAAATATTGATAAATCTTACCGGTCGTTTGAACGGTAGCTCCAATAGTTACACCTGTAATAGATTGGTTATCAGTTGCATCATCGAGCAAGTTTCCATATGGCTGAGATGTGCTATTGATAGCAGCCTCACCAACGGGAACAACTTGAGCGAATGTAATCCCGCCAGCAGCAATTGCTGATGTTGGGAACGCAAATGTAGTAAACGCCGTGCTGTCGATATCAACAGAAATCGTATTAGTCGATCCTGTTGTTACAGCTGTGATGTTTCCGAGAAGTCCGTTCATCTGGGTCATTCCGAAAACGGAAGGCACGACAATTCGAACTGCTTGGCCGACTGTATATCCATGGGTTACAGACAATGTAATCACCGCAGGAGACGCCTGTGTGATTGCAGTGATGAACCTGCGTCTTGGATAGTATCGGTCTGTTGCGTTGATGATACGAAACGAACCAGAAGTAGAATCGGCAGCAAAGCCAGAGTTATTCAAGTATTTAAGTTGAAAACTTACGCCTGCTGAGATCGTTCCTATTGTAAAGTCCATTCCAGAAATCTGGAGCATTCCAACGTTGTTGATAAGACGAACAACGCTTGAACTAGCAACCAAACCTGTAGTTGTTCCTGTAGAAACAACAGCTGGGTTGGCTCGGTTAATATCTGTTCCTGATGTAGCTGTCAAAGCTCCGATTGCAACCGTTGCGCTATCTGCCAAGAAAGTAAAACCACCCGTGGTAGTTGTAGCTTCTAAGTCGAGAGTAGCGGCACCGCTTGTTTTTGGAGAATAATAGGCCGATCCAGCAGTCATCGCAGATGTTCCGCGGGCTTTCATGACGTTATTATTCGCAGCTGTAGAACCGATATCAGTGATGTTGATCATGTCAAAATCATTGTATCCAGAAGGAATACTCAGGTTGACTGGGTTTCCGTCTGAAGTGAAGGTTCCTGTTACAAATCCATTAATTGATAAACTCATTGTTTTTCTCCTTATACCAATGTGCAACGAAGGTTAAATACCCACGTATCGTTTGTGATTCTTGGTACTTCGGCAAATTTGTATCCAACACTTGAGTTGAGGGCGAGAGGTCCGCCAGCAATTTGAGGTGGAAGATAAATGAAGCTTGCTGAATATCCATCTTGTTCGATAGCAGCGAAAGCTTCTCTACCGCAACAGAAGATGTTATAAACAGTAGCACCTAAGAGTGATGCGTTAGGTGTAGTCGATCCAATGCTAGAGAGCAGGAATCTGATGTTAGCAACAGTTCCCCATTCTGCATCGAGCGTAGAAGCTTGGTTTGGATAGTTCCATTTTTGGATGAATCCTGCAACGTTGTCCAACTGACCAATAAGGTCTGAATGTCCAAGGCCAAAGTAAGCATCACGAACGGGAGCTGTACCAAAACGGTCTTCTCCTTCAACACCTGTCATAAACGAGTAAGCATTGTTACCACGAAGAGTTCGCACAACGACATCCACGTCAGAACGTGTGATTTCAGTTGGGTTATCTCCATTTGTACCGCCTACGCAGTTAATGAAAGAAGCTGTGGATGCGAGCATATCTCTCATCAACTGATCTTCAGTTTGACGAAGAGAAACGCCCAAACGTTGAGCAGCTTCGTTCAACGCTGGATCTTGATTTTGCAGAGTTCAGGCTATTACTTTCGGGTTTCTCTCCCTACTGACCATTACTGGCGGGACAGGCACTTCGACCCATCCTCTCAAAGTTTCCAATGAGTTTAGACTGTTGCTTCAAGACGGACGCTTCTACTACGTCCGCGCTTGCCATTTCGTTCAGTCGTTGCAGGTGCGGCAATTCCGTTAAGTTCTCTCATACGGATATATAAATTCTTTCGAATTTCTTTTTTTTCTTCGGATAACCATCGGCCTCTTTGACCTAATGCTTTATCTAAAAATTCGTAAGCTATCTCTGCCTGTTATTTCTTAACTAATAAATAAGGGTAAACCTGATCGAGAACATTTCTTATATCATCTCGATTTTGATAAACCAAACGATACATAGGTCTTTTATTTGCATATGATTTTTCTAAAAATACTTTTCCAACATTTAATGTTGTAACCAAAAAATCAACAGCTTCCTTATGAATCATTCCAATTCTTATTTCGATCCTATGAACAGGGCTTTTATGCTGGAAATAATCGTGCGTAATAAAAATAGCACCCTCTCCATCTATAATTCCCCCTACATAGCCCATTGCTGCTTCCTTCGAGTTGCCGTACATGTTATCTCCTGGATTGTATACCATGATGGTAACATATTTAGGGTTTCTCGGTATATTAGAAACGGTTTAAAGCAGGCAATTCTGTCTACCTGCTCGTTGAGCATAATGTATGTCATGCCAATGCTCAACTTGTTACGGCACATTATGCAACCTTTTCATACTCAGTTGCTTGGCTCGAACCGTAAAAATCCATCTGCGCGTCAATGTTGATCGCTGTCAACGTTTGAGGAGGTGGGTTAATTCCTGAATTCCCAAGGGGAACAGGAGCAGTGGCCAAAGGATTGTACCGTCTCATTCTGAGAGTAGTACCACCATTTCTTGGCATAGCCTTTAAGTCGGCTGGTATTTTGTGAATCATGTATGGTACAGGCACTGAGAGCAGCTTAAAGCTAAAGCTTTGCTGAACTGGTGCTGGTAGCACACCTGTTGTTGTAATAGACATTTTAATTCCTAGTTAGGAACCAAAACTATGCACGTTTCGCGCAGTCTCGCATCTCTTTTAACAACTGAGTTTTCAGCTCTTTTGTTAGACCATTTTCAAACATGTGAGCGTTACCTATCGCACTCTGTTTAGTAACAGCGTTCACAGAAATTGGCTTTTGGGAGTTTTTAACTGCCTTCTCTTTCTCTTTCGATACTTCTGCCATATCATTGGCTCCAATTCCTGATTTCTTTAAATACTTATAGGCCGCCACAGCTTGAGCATAAGGGTCTGAGATGTGGGACAAGGATTCTGCAAGTTCCGGTTCAATTTCTTTTAAGTTTTCTATATTTTCTTTGGTTACAACCTGATTGAAGTCTGAATACTTATGTTGAAGCCTATCCTCAACTGTCGCATCATCTCGTTGTTTAATGACTTTATGAGCAATTTCTTCGGCCATTTTTTGAGCCAGTTTTTTAACCTGGCCCTTTGTGACGATATCTCCGTCGCCGAGTTTGTCTAATTCATCATCAATAACAGCAGATTTTGGCTGCGTCAGCCTATGGATAACTTCTTCTTGTTCCTTAGACTTTTTTTCAAGTTCTTGCATTTTTCTGCGAGTCTCTGCCCAGTTATAAGCTTGGTCATCTCTGGCCTTCTTCTCTGTGGCAGCAACTTGCTTTTCTTGCGCATTTTCCGATTCAGCGGCTGGAGCGGCAACCTGAGACTCTTCAGTCTCTACACTCACATTTTCTTCTTCAGTCATGTGCTTTCCCTTGGGCCGGCGATACCCTTTTTACGCCTATAAGTTTGTTAACCACCTTTAACGCAGGCATACGAGCGATCGAGTAGTCCCGATCCATGTCAACTTATAATTTCAATTTGATAGATATGAGGTCATTTTGTCAAATAATTTTTATATATATCAAAAAACACATAGAAATTGTTAAGATACTCAAGAGATAAAATTAGGGGAAATGCATGGAATGGACAAATATAGAAGAAGAATTACCAAAATCTGACACAATTTGTTGGGTATATATTCAAAATATTAAAAGCATTGCTCTGAGGATTTACAAATACGACAGCTTTGGACTGGGTGGATTAGACTACGAAGTCTCATTTTGGCAGGAATTTAAGACGCCAGTGGTACCGAAATTTCCTGATCTCGATCAAACTGTTCAATCCAACCAACTAACATTGGATCATATAAGTGCTTGTTTTTGACAATGGTTCTTGAGTCTTGAGCTGTGGGAAGAACCCAAAGGAGTGAGATCGTTGAGGTTTTTGCGTTTACCTCATACACTTCATGATCTGCATTTGGATAGTCTTCCCTTAATACTTTGGGAGATGGCATCGTTTGTCTATCCACAAAGCGGTGAAAGAGGACGTTCGAAGCCATGCCGCCCAAAGTTTCTTTCTTGCGTACCACGACAACATAAAAAGGAGAATTGTATGCTTTGCACCCTCTATCAACAGCTTTCAGAACTTCTTCGAAGTATTTTGGGGTCATCCCCTCGATGGTCTCTTCGACAGTCTGCATTTTCTGATCTTTACTCAAGATATCGAAAACAGCTTGTCCAACTTTGGAAGGATTTTTCTTAATCTTATCTCGTGAAGTGATTAAGTGCTTTTCAAGGGGATGCATCAATACCTCCTGTTGGAAAACTTTTATCTTCTACTTTCGTGAAGTAATCTAAGACCATTCTTATCGCATTAAGTGTTATCACATTCAATTTTTTATTTTGTTTCGGCAACATATCTACATAAAGAGGGGGATTCGGATAATAAACCGGCGTAGATCCCCAATACACTTTATAGATTATTGGAACTAGGACGACTGGTGCGCCAAAAAAAAAGGTAATTCCAAACCGAAGATTTCTCAACTGGAGGCTTTGAGGGCTTAATAATTTTAGGAGTTACAGGAAGTACAATCTCTTTTTTGGGTTCCACAAGCTTTTCAACAGGAGGAGTCATATGGACTGTATAATAGAACGCATGAGACTTTCGGATAGAAGAAGAGCCTTTCGATGCGTTTCCACCAAAAGAATAACTCAAAGAGAGAGAGGCTCCCTTACTAGAATCTGAATTGATATAAGGAGTGAGCGAGATATACCAATTTTCAAGGAAGTTAGAGCCAAGAGTTAGACTCCAATCTATGTTTTTGTTGATGTGATTAAATGAGCAACCAACTCCCACTTCATATTTTGAAGTAGGGAAATAGGACAAGGAAAATTGAGAATATTTCTCAAAGCTATAACTCAAAGTCTTATAGACAGAAGTTGGGTTGATTGGATGAAAATAGTTGTAAGAAAATTGGATATTTTTGAAAAATATTTCACAACCAGGAGTGAGTTGCTTTGCATAAAAACCAGGTTCATTTGATCCTTGATAACCAAGATTTAACCCAAATCCAAGATCATGAAAATACTTCCGATAACCAAGATTTAGACCGTGTGTTGTCTTACTTAAAGATGAAACGTCTAAAAATCCATGCAAAAGAGCAAAATGCTCCTTATCAAACTCAAACGTACTTTGATGAGAAAAAGAAGGTCTTACAGAAAACTGATCTTGAAAATTGAAATTAAATCCAATACCAGGAACATGAGTATGTGCATAGGCAGAAACACAAAGTAATGTGCTGATCAACGCAATTTTAGATATTTTCATTTTTTTCCTTTAATCGTAAAATTCTTCAAATCCAAAGTTCATTTTGTTTTCAAACTCTTCCAATGGAATTTCATAAGAAATTGCCATCTGCTCACGAACCGCCTTAATAGAGACATGCGCTAGAGAAAACAACTCTTCAGTGCTGCAAGTATGGTCCATTGACTTTAGTCTTCTCCATCTTGGAAGTTCCTTTAACATCGACGCCTTTGCCTTTTAAGACAGCCTTAGCAATCTTTTGGGCTTTCCCCTTGGGTCTAATCATTACCATTAGCGACAGCCATTTTCATCAACACCGGAGGTGAAATCCACCCCAGTTGCTGGATTATTCATGATTCCACCACGATATGAGGCTCCTGTGTCAAAAGGTTTGATAACAACGCCTTTGAGTAAATTCGCAAAGTCTCCATGACCCATTGGGTTTTTTGGAGCTTTTTGCACAAAATCGTAATTTAGGTCTTTGGCTTTTTTAGCCATAAATACCCTTAATGTTGGTTAGACAGATATTTGTGAGACTTGCTGTGGGCTCTCATTGTAGTTCCATCAACCTCTGTCATTGTGTCATCGAGATCGCCAGGACCAAACTCATGAGCTTTAGGATAAGCTTGCATCTTAACTTCTTTGGGCATGTTAGCAAACTCGCCTGCGCCTACTCTCTTTCCTTCTTTCTCTGAATTTCCATGCATGTTCATTTTCGCCATATTTACTACTCCTATAGGTTGGCTTTATAAATTTTACTTTACACGAATGATATAAATTATTTTAGTGTTTTTTTTTAATACGGGTCTGCTATGGTTATTTTTTTTGAATCTTAACAAGAAAAAGGAGGCATCAATGCATCGTTATTCAACTTTGATCTTAGGCTCTTTGATAGCATTTTCACCCTTAATCGGAGATGAAACTTCTCTTCCAGAGCCGAAAGATCATAAAATCAGTCTTGGTATTCTTCACTTAGGCTATGAATATCTTCACAAAGGAAACCCCTATGCTGGAGTTGATCTTAGACTTTCTCCATTTATGTCAAAAAATGATGAAAAAGAAATCTCATCAAATAATTATTTCTACAATGGAGAAGCAAGGATTGGATTCAACTTCGATCTCTTTCCAGAAAACAATCTCATCGCTTATTTAGGAGGAGGAGTCTCTAAATTCCACTTCACCGATATCAATACATATCTTCAAGATTGGATTTATCTTGTAGGAGGAATGAGAGCCTCCCACCGATTTGGTCCTATGTTTGAGATGGGACTTGAATTAAGAGCTACCAGAAGTATTAAAGAATGGGTTAAAATCCATGATGTAATCATTAAGGGAGACGGAGAAGACTGGGGAATGGAAATGAGCGTTCCTTTTGTATGGCATCTTGGAGAAAACAAAGAATGGGAAATTCAGGCAGAGCCTTTCTATAAACAAATGCCAAAAATAGCCTCAAATGATTTTGTTGGAACTCGCTTGACTTTAGGATATAGATTTTAAAACCCTCACTGGGTTGGGGCTTTCTTTAGACTCCCTTGTTGAAAAGAGAGCCCTTTTGGTATAATGAAACCAGAAATCTTAACGACAAGGGAAATTTATGGAACAAGTTTTGGTTGATTTTCTCAAAGGATTTAACCTTCAAACTTTAATTGGAATGGCATTCATGTTGTGGTATTTTCTGCTAGATTTTAAGCAAGAAATTCGTAAAGACGTGAAAGAAATACGCACAGACTTAAAAGAAGCCCATCATGACATGAAATTCATGAATATTCGTCTTTCTCGCCTTGAAGGCAATACTTATGGTGCAAATATTTATGCTGGTTTACTCCCTAAGGATGCTAAAATAGAAGCTGAGAAATAATGGACACAGCAGCTTTCTTCACATCTCTTGGAACCGTCCTCACTATTTTAGGTGGCGTATGGGCAATTGTGTCATATAAGACACATGACATTGAAAAAAGAATGGAATCACAAGACGAAAAGATTTTCTTCCTCGCAACAGGGAAAACACTTCGCGAAGCAATATTGGAGAGCAAAAAAAATGAAAACAAATCACGGATTTAAGATTTTAGCCATTATTTTGGGATCTTTCTTTTTACTGGCTTTTATTGGAATCAAAATTGATCAATGGATGGGTTGGGAAAAGGCAAGAAACGAACGAAAAATGAGATTTCAACTTGCATGTTTTCCATCACTAGCAACAGGAGGTTTCGCTCCCGATCTTCATTTTGAACTCGATACACATAATCTAGATACGGACTCAAATCATCAGGAAGACGCACGTCGAGAATCTGAAAAAGATCACAATACCACTACCTCAACCGATCATAATGGAAGAGAACACATCTATATAGACGGTGCAGAATTAGCATAGATTTTAGGGGAACCTTCTGCTGGGAGTTATTCCGTGGGTGAAGGAATTCCCCTTTTTTTATTGCATCTAAAGATATTTATCACAATATGCACAATGATTTTCTCCTTCTTCTTTTTGATTCGTGCATTTTCGACAATATATTAAGTCTTCTGGTTTACTAGGTTCAGGTTGATCCTGCTTGTCGGGCCAATTTTTCTTAGCTTCTTCTTTACTTATCCATTTTCTTTCATACATAATTTCCTCCTCTTTTATTCCCCCGCTGCTTTTTCTTCAAGAAGTTTTTCTGTGGGCTGATTATGCTGTTTGATCATCAAAAGGATATTCATCGCCTTCTCAATCTGCTCAATATCAATCGTCTCAAGTTCTTTAGCAGCCTTAATAAGCTCAACCTCTGCTTGCGCCATGTCTTTATGAGCGGCAGCTCTGCGTTCAATAGCCAGAGCCTGGTTCTCTTGAATACGAGAAGCCCTTTCATGACCAAGCCCTTGATTTGCCACAGCCCTGGCATGTAGGTCTTCAATTTGGGCCTTAAGAAGCTCAATTTGAACGGAAGCCTGTTGTTGGGCCATTTGAGATTGTTGCTGCTCTTGGGAAACGATAGCCTGAAGAAGCTCTTCCTTGTTCTGAAGAGTTGAACTTTTAATAAGCTGCTCTGCCGGAACAGGAACGCCAAGTTCTCTTAAGTTGAGAAGCTGAGCAAACTGCATCTGACGTTGAGTCGATGTATTTAAGCCCTCTTCTACAACTGATCCATATTTTCCAAAGGCTCTATTATAGAACTGCTGAGATGGCTCATCACCAACTACACGCTTAACCTTACCTGGAGTCCAATTGGCTTGGATCATATCAACTCTGACGTCACCAAGCATTTTTTGGGCATAATCTAAGTTGTCAAAAAGACCCTGAAGGGTAACGAGTCCGGCTCCTTGCCTTAACATCGAAAGAATACCAGACTTATCATCGTCAGCCATACCAAGAAGCTCTTCATTGACACCAGAGATTTCAGCAACCTCTTTACCGAGCAGCTCGGAAAGCTGTATCATAGAAGGAGGGATTTGAGGGGCTTGAATCGGAACAACATCACCGGGCTGAGCATTAGCTTTAACAGCAATTCCTCTTCCTTGACCTTGTAAGAAGACATCTTTAGGATTGACGAGCACATTTTCTTTGTAGATGAATCCACTTGTGACCTGTGACTCTAAAATATCGAGCTCAATTACTCGACGCCGATTATATAAATATTGGGCGTCTCTAAGCCCTCTAACAACGCCTTGTATTCTTTGAGGGAACTCAGGCATCTCAGGTTCATAATAAGCCCAAACAGGAACAAAAGGATAGCGATCAATCCCAAGAGGATTTGGACCATGATACATAACCTTGCCTTGCACAACGATCGCCAACTTAACAGAAGGAACCGCTTGGTTAAGGATGTGGATTTGCGGATATAATCGTGTGAATTCTTGTAAATCTTCATCTTGTCCTCTCCATTCAAAGGTTTCGCCTGTTTGTACATCACACAAAAGCTTTTGCATTCGGGTGTCTAAATACCAAAACTCATCATACAAAATCAAATCCTGCATACCATAGTTATAGGACTCGGGCATGAACTGAAACTTACCATCTCGATTGCCCCATCCTCGCATATCTTTGATCTCATTTTCACGACCAGGGAGAAGGGACGACGCTTGAGTGCGCGACAGGTATTTTCTTGTCCAAAGTGAGTTACAATCAGAGAGGTCCATCTTCTTAAAATACGGATCGATCAGATAGCCATTATAGGCCACGTTGTCGACCATGATATCGCCATTAACAGGATCAGATCGATAATCCATCCAAACCGAAAGAAGATTCATCCCTGTTGTGACCGCTCCTTCAAAGGCTCTAGAAATCGTATCTAGAACATGTCCCTTTTGATCCATCCATAACATGATTTTAGAAAACTGATCGGCTGTCTGTTGATCGCTGTTTTCAATAGGCGTTACCACTGTCGACTTACGATGCTGGCGTTGATAGCCAGTGATCATGTTTCTAAGTCTTCGAATTCTATTGAAGCTAAATTGGCGACGACGAAAGGCAGGTAAGTTACCGTAAATATCATTCCAAAGTTGCTGATCGCCCGCAGCAAAACGCTGATCGGTATCCGCTTCGGACCAGAAAGATTGATTAATAGAAATATTTTTGGCATAAGTGTAATCCATGAGTTTCAAAATGTCATGATCGTTATTTACATAGAAACTATCGCTAAGTTGGGGAAAAAGCGTCATGCGAGCAAGCCTATATATTTAAAATATTTACTTTACAATAAAGCTTTTGGAATTTGTTTTCAAAATAAAGGAGTTTTCGGCAATAATTCCCATAAATATGACGAAAAGCAAAGGGAGAACGCGTGAAACTACTCAAACAAGAGCAAAAAGTTATGGCCAATCTTTATTCAAGAAAAATGACAGCAGACAGACAATGGGGCCGTGTTTTCTTAAACACACTTCACAGGCAAATAGATCTAGAAGTTTTGTATGCCGCCATGGATAACTGCAACAAAGCTGATCAGGCTCTTTTAGACTTTAAGAATAATAAAAAAATCATCAAAAAAGGTGAAAAAGGACTTTCTGATGAAGAATACCAAAAGAAATATATCGATCCTTATCGTCAAAGCAAAATATGACATATAACAAAAGATGGCAAGTTGCAAGATTGCTTTTAGCTGATCAAATAGGAAAAGGCGAGCTTCCTAAAGAGTCAGATTGGCGTTCTTGGAAAGAATTAGAAGCTATTCCTGAGAACAAAAAAAAACACGACGACAAAGGAATAATTTTGCTCTGGGCAAAAGATCAATCTGAAAATGTTTTCCAGGTCTTTTGTTTTAAAGATGGCCTTATAACTCATGCAA